TCAGAGTGACTTCATCCGGCCCTCCCGCTCTTAACGCTTCAGGTTACTCGTACATCTTCCTTGCAATCGCTTAATCATATAAGCCAGTATAATTATCCTGAAGGATGTATTGCAACTAGGCAATATCGATAAAGCCTTTCACCCTTTTTAATTTTTTATCATGGCACTTAGTCTTGACGGGGCAGCAGGCGTTTCTGGTGTGGATGGAACCGCTAGTGCGCCAGCTATCAAGGGCACCACAGCCGACACCGGCCTTTTCTTCGGTACAAATACCGCTGCTATTGCGACAGCCGGGAGTGAGCGGCTGACGGTAGCCGCTACTGGAAGTGTTGTAGCCAGCGGCAAACTCGGAATCGGCTCTACGCCCACGACTGATCTGGACGTTAATGGCAATAGTGCCTCTAACGCCGTCGCAATGTCCGGCGATGCTATTGATTGTTCGCTTGGAAACTATTTTACGAAGACGGTCAATGGCAACGTAACTTTTACGATCACCAATGTCCCAGGATCACGCGCATTTACCATCGCATTAGAAGTAACCCATACATCAGGAACTCTTACTTGGCCAGCAGCAATCAAATGGCCTGCAGACACCGCTCCTACTTTGACTGCGGGTAAAACGCATTTGTTTGTGTTTGTCACAGACGATGGTGGGACACGCTGGCGTGGTGCTGCGATTGTTGACTATGTGAACTGAGAGGTAATTAATAATGGATATTTCAACATCAAAGATGCTTCTAGCAGCATCTGGTGGTGGTGCTGCCGTTGATCCAGGCCCCCTACATGCAGAAGACTTGTTCAGTACCTCTTTATTTAACGGTAATGGCGGTACACAAAAGATCACAAACGGGCTTGACCTAAGTGGTGAAGGTGGTTTGGTTTGGGTTAAGTCCCGAAGCAATAGCGATGGTCATAGATTGGTTGATACTGAAAGAAGTACGACAAACAAGTGGTTAAATATAAATGCTAGTAATGGTGAGACATACACCGGTAATTTTTTAACGCCTGATAGCGACGGTTTCACCTTTACTGGTGCCAATACTGGCTGGAATGAATCTAATTATGAGTATTGCGCCTGGAATTTTAGAAAAGCTCCAGGGTTTTTTGATATTCAAACATGGACAGGGACAGGTTCTGACCAAATGATTTCCCATAACTTGGGAAGCAACCCTGGATCTATTTGGATTAAGAGAACTGATTCTAGTAGTGATTGGTATGTCTATCATCGATCACTACCCACCGCCAATCAAAACTATATACGGACAACTACTAACAGCGGGGCGAATGGTGCTGTTGGCCAAGATCTCTGGTCATCATATGCATCTACGTTTCGAGCAGATACGTATTTAGGGCATTCCACTGTGGGCGCCAGTTATGTCGCCTACATATTTGCTCATAACGCCGCTGAGTTTGGTCCTAATGAGGATGAACCGATCATCACATGTGAGTCTTACACAGGTGATGGTACACATTCCGGTAATAAAATCAATATTGGTTTTGAACCCCAGTGGGTTTTGATTAAAAATGCCACTACAAATAGTCAGTGGGTTATATTTGACAGCATGAGAGGAGTTCATAGTTTTAACAGTACTACTGCTTATTTGGAGGTTAATGATAATCAACCGGAAGGTGCGTTTACCGGGATCAATTTCAACGCTACAGGCTTTGAGCCAAGAAACAATGGATCTTGGCAAAATAGTCCCGGTGATCAATTTATTTACATAGCAATCCGGCGTCCGCATAGACGGCACACAGACGCAACTAAGGTATTTGACGTACAGCGTCAAAGCACTACGGGAAACCCCGTTTTGTCTACAGTCTTAAATCATGTAGACATGACATGGCAACGGTTCCGCTCAGCAGGTAGTTGGATGATGAGTGCCAGAATGATGGGCAGTCAATTCCTTGAGTTAGACGATACGGCGTCATTGAGGGATGACGGTTCAGGCACAATTACTTACGATCACAACTTCGGAGTAAGACCCTATATCTGGGGTAGTGGCGTCCATTCCACTTACATGTTCAAACGAACCCCAGGATTCTTCGACTTCGTTACTTATAAAGGTGATAACTCTTCTGCACATCGTGTTCGCCATAGTCTCGGAGTTGTTCCTGAGCTATACATTGTTAAATGTAGAAATGATAGTAAGGCATGGCATACATACTTCGGGGACGCTAACAAGTCTGCAGTTCTAAACGGTACTGGTATCGACAACTCGTCGAATAAGTGGGGCGGCAATGCACCCGATGCATATGGTTTTTATGTCAGCAATGTACCGCAGCATAATGAAACCAATAGTTCTAATAATACGTACATTGCCATGCTCTTTGCTACCCTACCCGGTGTAAGCAAAGTCGGTACTTATACCGGTACTGGCAGTATTTTGAATGTTGACTGTGGTTTCTCTTCAGGGTCTCGTTTCGTCCTAATAAAACGTATCGACGGCTCTGGTAGTTGGTATGTCTTTGACTCCGAAAGTGGTATCGCCCAATTCTCGAATGATCCATACGTCATGACAAATTCAGCTAATGCTGAAACCACCAATAGTAATCTCCTTATACCTTACGGTGCTGGATTTGCTGTTTGGGGCTCTTCTGAGCTGAATGTCAACGGTAATACGTACCTTTTCCTTGCAATCGCTTAATTCATTAATTTTCTAATCATGGAAATTCGCAACCGCTCCACAGGTGAATTGACAACTGTTAGTCAGTTCAAAGCATCACTACCAAACACATCATTCCCTAAACTGCTCACAGCGGATATTTTAGATTCGTATGGATACGACCCGCTGCTTCCAGGGCCTAGTGCCACTGTTTCTGGACCCTATGAGATCAGTGTTCGCGACGGTGTTGAAGAAGTCGATGGTCAGTGGTTTACCAAATACGTTGTAGGCCCAAAGTTTACCGACACGACAGACGGAGAGGGCAACGTAACATCGGCTGCTGATAATGAAGCTAATTACCGCGCTGGTGTTGATGCAGAGGCTGCATATAACATCCGTCAAAGTCGCAACCAACGCTTAGCAGAATGCGACTGGACACAATTGGCTGATCAACCCTTCTCTGCTGAAGATCAAGCTGCATGGGCGGATTATCGGCAGGCACTGCGTGACCTTCCTGATTCTGAAGGATTCCCCCACGATGTCACCTGGCCCGAAAAACCCGGCGCATAGGATCGTATTTGATCTGTAGCTCCATTGGCTCGCCATCAACCGGCGAGCCTTTTTTCATGCCTAGAAAGTGCCCGCATCCAGAACAACATTGTCGATAGTGTTACCGCTGCCTGTAATGGCGACATTTGATAGCACCCTAGAGGCACTCAATACCTGCGTTCCGGCAATCTGTAATGTTCCGCTGTTGACGATATTGATCGGCTGATTAAAGGTCCAAGATCCGGTTCCACTTAGCCACTGAATCGTCTTATTTGTAGCACCAGCAAGGGTGATACCACCTTGATTTGCTGTCGTATCTGTTGGTGTAGAAGTATCCCCCAGCAGGATGTTTTTATCCTCGACACGAACTTCTGAAGTGGAAATGCTTGTCAACGTGCCATTGACGGTCAGATCACCACTGACGGTCAGATCATTGGCGATAGTGACATCGTCCGGCAGACCCACTGTGACGGTGGTGCCACTTGTCGAAATATTGACCTCATTACTTGTCCCTTGAACAGTCAGTGTCCCGCCAAGGTTTACTGTGCCACCATTAACAGTGATAAAACCGTTTGACAGTGCAGCGTTGGGAATGCTCCCGAGTGAGAATGCACCTGATGAGCTGTTGTAGCTGATCCCGCCTGACGCACTCAAAGCAGCTCTGGATCGAGCATCCGTGTAATACCGATTTGTCGACCCTTCGCCTAAGTCATCAGAATCCAACGTCAAGGCAGCGCCAAGTGCTACGGCGTTGCTGTTGATTGTTACTGAACTGTTCTCAAGCCCTGAGTTAGGAATCGCCTCGCCACCAATGGCGATAACGCTCGTAGCGTTTCCTGACCCATCATCTCCGTAGCCGTAATACAGCAGTTTGTCGGAGGTGTTTTCGTTAAAGGCCAGCTCACCGCTGCTGAGCGTTGTAGGGGAGCCTGGATTCCCTGAGCTTGCTCGCCGCTTAATCTTTAGTGTTACAGCCATCAGAAATTACCGCCGTTGATAGTTAAATTTGTTTCTAATTCGTTGGTTGGAACAAAGTTCGTCCCGTCGAATTTAAGTACTTTGCCAATATCCCCTGAACTAAGGGCACCTATAGCTCCCACATCGAAGAAATTACTTCCAACAAATGGCGGACCTTGTGGACCTAACGCTGAAACTTCGACGACCTGAGGAGAACTTCGTTGTACTACAACAGATGTTGGAGTCTCAGTGACTTTTACTAGGCTTGAGATTTTATTTATTTGTAGTTGAGCCATCAGATAACTCCTGTGATGCCTGGATCAAGCTTTGTTCGACCTTGAAGCAGAAAAAATTTATCTCCTGCAGGCTCTGTCACTAAAACGTCGTATAACCCTTCTTGGGTAATGCCGGTTGTGATTGCTGAACTCAGCTTAAGGTTAAATTTGCCTTGCGCTCTATCGGTAAACGTAGTCGTAAAAGTTGCAAGTGTATTAGAGGTTGTTCGGTCCACAACTTTTGACTCGACAGCGTACCCTGTCATGTCTACGCCATTACCTGTTGAATCTTTGTACTGCAGGTCCAGGTTGAATGTTGCGCCCTGGTGAATTGTTATGTCTAATACTCCAGGATCAACCATGGATTGTTACCTAGTAGCTATTAATATTGTAAGCGAAGCTATTATAAAAACAGTGGGCCAGAGTAATTGGAACCGGTACTTCCTCTAAGTATTGTGATTTCTGTTGTCGGTGGTGCGGCCTGTGGATTTCTAACGCTTGGACGGAAATTTGGCGACATGGAACTTAGGCATAATTCCCGTATTGAAAAGCTAGATCATCGTGTCGATGCCATAGAAATTAAGCTCGCCAAGGATTACGTTGACAAAGGTGATCTGCAGGCAATGATTGAAAAGTTGGATGTCCGAATGGATAGAGTTGACAGCAAACTTGATCGTATTTTGTTGGGTTACGATAGGAACGCACTAGACTAATTATTACAATGGGTATCATCGAGAGCCCTATTTTTTGGATCATTCTTGCTGCATTAAGTGAGATTCTGGCAGAGATCCCTAATGAAAATGTTCAATCCAACTCTGTTTTTCAGCTTTTGAAGTCGGCGTTGAATGCGCTGCTCTCTAGCAGTAAAAAGGGAAAGTAGATCTGCCGCCTGACGGTCGGATTTTCTGGCATTACGATTCGAGGGGACCTTTTAACAAGCTAAATCGCTACGTCCAAGCGAGGAAGTTTTATAAGACCTTGAAGACTAAGCTCGATGAAGCGCAGCAGCGTTGGTTGGATACCCAGCCAACCTCTGCATCTGACTCAGAATATATAGAGCATGAGCCTGATGGTTCTTTGGCTCAACGACTATTAGGAGGCGTGCTTCAAGTTCGACACAAGTTTTTTAGAAGAGATGACAACAGGAAGGTTTGAACCAGATAAGCTAATCGATTTCTTCCGTTATTTCGACGAGAAAAATCCATTTCATCTAGACGCCATCAAGCTGCTTCAAGAGGAGTGTGAGGCGCTCGACCCTGATCTAATGAGCGATTTCACACCTTGGGTAAGGATGTATCGCAACAAAGGAACTCAGGGTGTTGCACTTAAATTCACCCCTCGTTTGTTCAGCAACCTGACGGGATACCCAGAAAAACGCTTCGATCAGGAGTTCTGTCACGACTGTGCGTATCTGTTCGAGAGGACGGGATTCTCCGATCACCGTGATGCGTCAAGGATGTTGATGGCCAATCTTCTCCACGAATCGGGTCGGTTCCGCTGGATGAAAGAGTTGTCAAACGGACTGTACTTACGCGGCAGAAGTGACCTTGGCCACGGTCCTGACCAGGGCGAATTGTGGAAAGGTGCAGGCGTACTTCAGCTCACAGGTCTATACAACTACAAAAAGTTTGCCGCTTGGCTATTAAAAAATGAGGGTATCGATGACCCAAATATCGTCAAGAAAGGCGCTGATTATGTGGCTGAGAAATATCCATTCACCAGTGCTATTGCCTGGATTGAAGACAACGATCTTCTGCGTATCTGCTTAGAAGAAGGTTTTGATGCATGTTGCTACAAAATCAATGGTGGGTGGAATGGTTACTCAGGCAGGTTGGCATACCTAGAAAAATGTATTGAATTTATGGTCTGATTATGTTGGTTAAAGATACATTTATTGGTGGCAAGCCTAAGCGAACGTCTATTGGAGATGGGCGTCGTAAAGGTTCAGGAAATGGGCGTACAAAACGCTCTCCACGTCGTAAACCCTATCGCGGACAAGGAAGACGATGAATGGTTTCCCTTGGGATATCGCTGCAATGATATTCCTGTTGATGGTCTTTGTGACCTATGTAATTGTCGTTGAAATCTTGATGTTAGACGATTAGTCTTGCTCGCTATTCGTAAACCGTTTCCATCCCGTTGCCCATGCGTAAATAGCAGGGTTGGAATCAAGTGGTCCCATCTCTGAGAAGCCACGTTTCCATCCCTGCTCGCGCATCATTTCTTCTACGTCGTCTTTTATTGCGTTCAAATCATCCAGTGTTCCTGTGTATCGGAACCTGAGATATTTCGCCTTAGATTCACCCATGTCTTATATGTAGGCCCCCATGGATCTCCTTATGCAGCTCGATTGCAGTCTCTAGGCTTCTCTTTGCCTTGATCAAATCATCTAGTTGCTTCTCAGGATCTCCCTTGTATTTAAAGGGGTAACGCTGAATATATTTTACTGAGTTGATTGTAACGAACTTGAGCAGCCCCTCTGGTCCGTACATACTTTTCGCCACGTCATATGGCGAGACACCTTGCTTGTAGTGCTCTGGATTTTGGATTTTATCCATAGCAATATTCGCTTCGCACTTGTCAATCGTCTTGTCGTATTCCTGGACGATTTTTTCTTCATACGAAGAAGGAGGGTCAACCTCGATCTCTCGACGGTCGTCCCTCCCGTGAATTTGATTGAACATTTAAGTCAAGGTCTTACTGACCTCATCTAACCGCCTCTGAGCGGCCCGTGAGCGGCTTTAGCTGACCTTCTGGTAGCGGTTGCCTCTATAGACCAGAAAGACCGGAGGAGCCTTCACAGCAGCCACCTGGGCCTGCTTAAGGGCATCCAGCTTCTGAGCCTTGTTGCGGATCATTTGGAGCACGTTCATTGGATTTCTCCATGCCACCGGCCCCCGTTGCCTGGCCGGAAATTTATGCAGCCCGAAGCGGGCTCAACGTCATCCCCATGGTATCGGCTGTTACTGGTTCTCGTACTGGTGGCACCTCGCCCCTCGAACCGGTTGCCCTTTGTCAGAGCGGTTTGTAGTGTTCAAACGGTGCAATCTCCCCCGTTTTGTCCGACTTGTCCGAATCACCTCGGTATAAGACTCGGTATAGCGACGTAATTCCTTCGCTGAAATTGCCTGCGGTGGAGCCAGTCTCAAATTCGGGTCTCCTGCATGGCATGCAGGGGGTCAGGAGTTCGAGTCTCCTTGGCTCCATTGTTGAAAACCCAATGACCGCAAGGGGTCTCGAGCTTTTCGTGGCCCCTTTTTTCATGTCTCGCGTTGAGTCCGCTCTTGGACTGAGATGGTTTTCATCCTGAAAACCTGGCTGGATATGACTGGGATTCGTTGCGGTGCGGGGGATTTTGTACTAGAAACTCCACATCTACCCCCGGTATAGTTTTGAGTAGTGTTCAGAGCACGCCTCAGACCTCTCAGGTGAACTCCAGCCTGAAAGAGTTAGGCGTCAAATTCAAGATCAGGACTACGAAGCAGAGCCCGTTCGGCATGATTGTCGCCCGTTCAGGGTTTGAGGATGGCTCAAAAACTCATGCGACCTCGATCCGGTGGTCTGAACCGGGCGCTTTGAAGCGTCTGTACCAGCTCTGCCTCGATATGGACAAAGCGGAGCGGCCTCTGGAGCTGCTGGAGCTTGAGAAGTCGGAGGTGACGACTCAGTTCAACGGATGGACTGCTCTGGTGGCCCAACTCCAAACCCACCTAGAGAAGAAGGGCACCAAGTGGCAGGATCAGGATTACGGGCGGCACATGCGCCAGCTAGGGGCGCTGACTGGCCCTGTGACTGCACAGAAGCTGCAGAACTGGGTAGAGCAGTGCCAGACCGACGTGCGTGATTACGAGCGTCGTTTGACGACCATCAAACGGATTCTGAAATGCTGCCCGACGATCAAGATTGATTCAGCTTGGCTTGATAAGGCATACGAGGAGAACAACTATTGCCCAGAGCAAGAGATCAATCCTCGGACGATTCCGTCTGATCGCTACGTCGAACTATTTATTGACAGCATCACCACGAAAGCGTGGCAACAGTATTTCGGATTGATCGCTGTCTATGGCCTGAGAACTCATGAGCCATTCACGTTGATAGAGCTGCCGGACGATGACGGCTTCATCGAACTTGAATCCAAAAAGACTGGTTATCGCGCAGTCTTCCCCCGTCGTGACGATTGGATTGATCGTTGGGACCTCAGGAACGCTCAACTGCCTGTGGCCAACCCAGACCACACTGGCAAGCAACTAGGCAACCGAGCAGCTACTCAGTTCTACAGGTATCGGAAAAACGTTCCTGAGCTGCTGTGGAGACGTGACGCGCAGTGCTACGACCTGCGCCATGCATTCGCCGCTGCTTTTCACACAGGGTCCAAGTTCGATCACATCACCTTGGACGAACTTTGCCGGTCCATGGGGCACAGCAAAAAGATCCATGAGAAGCATTACAAGCGGTGGTTGGACAAGAAAGAACTGAAAGCACAAGCCGCCCGTCGTTTCCGCAATC